GGCGTTTGTATCCTACCCGCATACTAGATTACTCAAGTATAATTGGTCTCATAGCTCCACCGCTGTGATTCCTCTATCTGCGATTACGCAGACAAAACATAAATTGCGTGGGAATGCAAGCGATCAAGCTCACACTCCCTAGCGTCTATAGTCCGCCACACTTTATCTAGTCATTAAGGCTTGATTAGTATTTTCAAAATGGTACGTCAGATGCGTCTGCTTTATCAGCATTTTCCCCACTGGTTGTGTCCACTTTTGTATCCTCTTTAACAGGAACCTCATCATCTGCTACAATCGGTTTCTCAAATACATCAAAGTCTAGCTTTGTAATATTTGATGGATTAGTAGTCATTGGTTCAATGAATTTATATTTACAATAGTCTGGAAGTTGTTTGTATCCACGTTTATTGAATACAATCTTAAGACGTACTGGTACATTAATAACAGTACCATCTAAAACATCTTGTAACTTACTTTGAACCCATGCAGCTAATTCTGCAAATGTATCTACATTTATATTCAATTGGTCTTTAGTATAATAGCAAGCAAGAACTTGCAATATTCTACCAAGTTGACGATTTTGACGAGATTGATAAGCTGATTCGGTCTGATTTGGGAAACGTTTTGGCTCCCATTCAGTATGTTTAAATTCTGCGCTATCTTTCTTAAATGTAAATTCGATGAAATATATATTATTTATACTTTTGTCTACCCTGATATTCGATAATGTAGCATTATCGTGAATACCAGCTGATAAGTATAGAGATTCGTTGTTGGCTTGATTCTCAGCCGCTGTTGTATTATACATAATAATTAATTTAGATCTGGTTTAAATATTCTGTCCCAATATGTTGTAATATTGGTATTACCCGTTTCGTCTGTTGTAGACTCTGCCACGACAATTTCTTTACCCGCTAAATGCGGAGCTCTGGCTTGGCTTATTAAACCACCGCCTTTAAAGCTAACAATAGTTTTATTACCTTTACGGAATACGTAACCGACTGCATCTGATTCACCTTCCATTATGCTAGATAACTTACCAGCTAAATCTAATGTCATTTTTGTTACTTCTTCACCGCTTTCATTAATGTTTACATCTTTTGTATGACCAATTAATATAAACTCATCACATAGATTTTGAAATGCGTGTAACATATCTTTTACAGCTTTTCTAATCCACATGTATCCAGCGCCATGTTCCATGGTTGTTATATCGGTACCTTTATAGTTCTTACCTTGTGGAGTCTTTCTATATAGTTCTATTGCATAGTCCATACATATTTCTTCCAATCTAGTAGAATTATCTATTGTTATTCTTTTATAGAACTTATGTCCTACTTCTTGATTCTTAAGATATATTGCGTTAGCAATAGTCTTTAAATCTGTAGATGTTCTAGCTTGAATAGCTAAAGCATCCATAAATTCTGAGCCACCTTCTAAATCTATAATTAAGTTATTATCTAATCTAGCGGCTAATGTTGTTTTACCTGATTTTGGTAAACCGAAAAGTATCAAGAATCTAGGATTTTTTACTTTTGCCTTTACTGGCACTATTGGTAATTCTAGCATAATTTATTTATTTATACTAAACACCTATTTTTGTTACTTTTGTTAGATTAGAATAACGATGAATGTTTCTTAATTTTTATAATAATTTCTATTACTGTACGATTAATCATTCGTGGATTTCCATTGAAATATATATCAGTAGGAAAATAGCTACGAGGAACTATATCATAACCTACTTGTACATAGTCATTGTGTATCTTTACAGGAACACCATCCCAAAGGAAATCATAATCATCACGTCCTGTATACCATTCACCATCTTTAAGGTAGATGTACATATTGTCACTACCATTAATTTTTGGTGCACGATGTACATTGTTATATATGCATGTGTTATTAAATGGACATACGTCGCATTTGTTGAATGAATTTCTACCAAAAATATTATCTTCTCGGTTTAAGTCAATTCCTGCGATGAACGGATATTTGTTGATTATATTATTAGCTACGAATGAACTCAAATCGTTTTCAGCATTACGATTAATGCTGTTGTTGCCTTTATCTAGTTTGAATGTAAATTTCTTCATTTTATATATACTTTAATTGGTACTACTATCACCCACTTCTATTAGATCATTATAAGCTAAGTTGTTCTCGAATTGTAAGATTACAGGTTTACCTGCATCCCTATTTTTTATTATGTGTAAAAACACTTTATTGTCTGTTTTCCAATGTTCTATACCATAACTTGTTATTCCTAATATCTCTGGCCTGTGTATTACTGCGACATAATCACTGGCTTGAAATATAGAATCCGATGAACTAATATCACTACGCATTGGAAAATGCATAGATGGGTTGTTTATTCTATCTGGCTTTTCTATCTCTCGGTTCATTTGAGCGACTTGAATTACAGAAGTTAAAGGTAATTTCTTTACTTCTATGAATACTCTTTCAAGATCGCTTACCGTTTCTATAACGGACCCTACTTGATTTGTAAGTAGAGCATGATCGTATATGACAATAAAATACTTATTAGTATTCTTGACATAACTATTATAAAATGACATTATTGTATTTCTTACTTGTTGAGGCGTACCTGATTTATCAATATAATAAATCGGATAGTCCTTAAATTGATTGGCTACTTTAATGACTGCACCGAAAGTGGCGTCATCAAGGTCTTCGTGAGAACTATACAAATCAGAAGTTGTGCGATGGAGTCTCGTCGTCAATTTTCTTCCAATCTGTCTATAACCCATCATTTCTAAAGTAAATGAAAGTACGATAATATCTTTGCCAGGGTTCTGTTCAATTAAATCAGTTTCTAGCGTATTCACAAATGAAGATTTACCACTACCGGATATACCTGTTATAGTATATACAGTATTTGGTTCTATACCACCCATACAACAGTTGTTAAACTTATGCCAATGCGTCTTTAACGATTCTATTGTATGCTCTTTACGAGCTTTAACATAATCGATTAACTGCTGTGCAGCAGAACGTATTGGGTTTATAGGTAATGTAGCGTTAGATGAGTTCTGTACCATATACTTTTTTATTAGTAGGTTTAACATCATCTTTCATTTGTTCTTCGGAGACTTCCCATTCTCTGTTCGTAAGCCAACGATACATAGTCTTCATATAACTTAAACTATTAGTAGACATTCGATAGTCTATCTCATGTTGTAAACAATCCATTATATGCTTGTGCATTGCTGGACTTTTACCAATAGTTTGTTTATATATTAACTTGCATTTGTTGGTATTTGTTCTTAGATAACCCCGAGTACCATCGGGTCTAATAACTACAGTTGGATATAAATCGTAAAATTGTTTAAATGGATCATCGGTATCGCCTACCAAATCATTAAACGTTTGAGTTACCTCATATACGATTTTGTTATCATCTTTATTTTGCGATAACAAGTCTCTTTTGATTAAATCTTGTATTTCTTCATCTGTGATAAGGCGAATCACAGAAGCGTCTTTTTGATTATTATTTGATTTATCTGCTACAAGATTTAAGAATACTAACTGACCTAAAGACAGGTCTTGTATTTTTTTTAAATAACTAGTGTCTATATTTATCATACTTACTATCTTTAGAAATGTAAGTCAGACTTTGTAGACGTTTGTTATGTTTGGTTACCACAGACTTAATTGTCGTGATTGTATCTTTTCAATTATTTTTCTAGCTTCACTCATATAATAAGTGAAGTTTATATTTTTAGGCATTTCTGTCGTTAGTTTGTTCAGGATTGTTACACCTGATGCACATACTAGATTCTCATATTTAGTTCTATTACCATCTACGATTAAGCATCTTTTTAGGTATGCTCCGTCTGTTGACATATAAAATCTATTTATACGTTGAACTAGATTACCGTTATATTCAACATTAAACTTCTTATCAACTTTCTGATAAGAAAGAAAACGTCTAATATCTTTACAATTTAAGATTGTCTGCTCTATCGGTTGTCCAAGGACCAAATAGTTTATAACAGCATCTTTTGTTATTAGGCATTCCATTCCTTTACCAAGTTGTACCTTGTTAGAAAACATGCCTTTTAACTTAACTAGATTCATATCACGAGATTCAGTAAAACCTTCTTCAACAGCTATATAATCATTTATAGCAAATTGATACATTGCTTCATACTTATCTTCTTCTAGTGTAAGTTTAGTGAGTTTTTCCCATTCATTACATTTCTGTTTGAATAGTTCATATATACTCTTTTTAACGATAATAAATAATCCATCTGTATTTGCTTGAACTATCCTACAACCTATGTTAACTAATCTTTCAGCTAACATCAACAGTAGTAATTGACCATTAATCCTAATCTTCATAACAGCTTCTGGGCTATATACCCAACTATTAGGATTCTGCAGATTACCTGATAAACCATTAAGACAATACTTGAATGTTATATTCTTTAGCTTTTGTCCTGTATGTTTAGCTTCTAATCTTTCTGTGCGTATATTTCTATAGCTATCTATAAACTGTTCACCAAGATGTGGTGGAGCGAATTTATAAGCGATTAAAAGCGATGGATATAGTGATTCTACATCAACATCTATTAGGTATTCATCATCTTTAGGTTTAATAGTTTCTGGATTGTTCACTGTATGTATACCACCAACACCAACTGAATACTTACAACCAGCATATATAAATTGTCTATTATAAGACTTTCTATCTGCTGATATAGTTTGTGCTTTCATTTCTGTTAGTACTTGTTGTAGTATAGGTGTATTATACTTTATAAATGGTAGAATGATATTATTTAGATTCATTATGTCTTTAGGACTTCGTAAATCTTTAATATCTTCCCATTTTAAATTAGTACTCTGTAGGTACTTTTGTTTCAGTAATTCCATACCGACATTGACATCATCACGACTCAAACAAGATATATTATAAGTATCCTCTATCCATATACGTAAGTCTATTTTATCCTTACATCTATTTAAGAGTTCCTCTGTAGCGTTTACATCATTTAAGTTGTACGCTATCATTTCATCTATTTTATAAGTAGGCAGAATATCATTAAAATCACCATCAAACTCTTGCACATTGCTAAAGCTCATAGTAACTTCCATTTCTTTTAAACCACATCTTAATTTAGTTGAAAATAACATTGTTAGCAAGTCAAAACTTTCAAAGTATTGCATATACTTCCAATGTTTCCACCT